CGCCAGGATGCGGAAGGAGTTTGATCATGACAGAGCTAGCGGAACGACCGTTGCCGGGATTCCCCGGTGCGAAGGTCGCGTTGCACGTCGAGGATCGCGACTACACCGTGGTCATCACCGACCCCGAAGGTGACATCACGTGGAAGCCCATCACGAAGGCCGATGCATCGAGCATGTACGTGCATCCCTTCTGTCACGGTTACACGTACCGATCGGGAGCATCGGGAGCAACGACAAACTACGACGAGGAGGATGGTGCATGATAGTCATGACTATCACACTAGTCGTGCCCGATGATGAAGTGGAAGGGGCTGAGAAGGTCGTGCAAGAGGATGTGTTCCAGCATTACGCATGCTTTGCGTGGGATTCAGCCCCCGCACTACCTGAACACATCGAGTGGTACGAGAGTGAGTATCAAGGAGACGACGGCGCATGAGCCGCGTCACTTCGTAGTGTGGACGTTCGTGATCGTAGTGGGCGCGATCTTCCTCGTGGGATTCTTCATCGCCTGGACTCGGACGATTTGACAGCCGTCCATCTTCAGCTACTTTGAAGTATGCAGGGAGCTACGTCAGCCCTGCAAATGCAGTCACACGATGGCTGCATGCACTGCATAGATGAATGGCGGGAAATATCCACGACGACAGCGCGCCTGTCCGAGCCACGTATGCAGTGCATGGAGCCATCGCGTCGAAGCCCGAACGCGCACTATCCACGACTACTCTAGTCGATGTGTGGCGACGGTAGCGGCGATGGTTTCCCCTGACCCATGACGGGAGTGATTGGGCGTATTCTTCACGTACGAGAACCGTGAACGTCACGCATGATGGTGAACGCATGCAGCGCCATGCCGGGGTACCTAAGTGCGGACGTAGATGCAAAGCCCCGGCACCAGACTTGACACATCTGCACAGATCGTGTAGAGTGTGCATACCACAACAAGGGAGGTTGGTATGTCGAAGGAGACAATGGAGCATCTCAATACCTTCACGCTCATCGGGTTTGCCGATGTTCGTGGTGAGGCGTGGCACTACCGCCGCGATCTTCAGGGTATCGAGAGCAACCATTACTCCCAGGCCATCCCCGTTGACGACGTGCTTCGTCGTCTGTTCAACTTCCGGGTCGAGGATCGTCCGATCTTCATCCGCAACGAGAGCGGGCAGTACGTGGTCGTGGAGGATCGCAAGGCGATGGTCAGGGACGACAACGACACCGTGCTTGGACTGTTCAAGTCTGGGTACGAGGGTCATCAGTACCAGGAGTGGCTGTTGGAGAACGTCGCCACGATTCTCGATGACGAGCTTGGCATCGGGAGCGCAGGGCTTCTCCGCAACGGAGGGCAGGCGTGGGTCAGCGTCGAGGTGCCCGACAACATCACCACTCCCGAAGGCGTGGAGTTCCGGCCGAACCTCATGGCCTGCACGTCCTTCGATGGGAGTCTCGCCACGACATACAAGCGTGTGATCACGCGAGTCGTGTGCGACAACACCGCCGAGGCTGCACGTTCCGAAGAGGGACAGCAGTTCAAGGTCAAGCACACCCGATGGAGCGGCATGCGCATCGGTGATGCACGTGAGGCACTGCACATCGTTCACACGATGGCCGATGAGTTCGCCGCTGAGGTGGCCGCTCTCACTGCCTGGAAGGTGAGCGACGAGCAGTACCAGAAGCACATGCACGTGATGGTTCCGATCGATGACAGTCTCGCGAAGATCGGGATCACGAAGGCAGAGAAGAAGAGGGATGAACTTCTGACTCTCTGGCGTCACGACGATCGGGTCGCACCCTGGAAGGGCACGGCCTACGGAGTGGCACAGTCGTACAACACGTGGAATCAGCACTACGCATCCGTGCGGAAGGGCGTCCCGCGTGTGCTCCGCAACATGGAGAACCTTGTCACCGGCAAGACGGGTGCAGCGGATCGCGACGTGCTGAAGGTTCTCGCAGACGTGACTAGCTAGCCGCAAGCAGCTAGTCACACGGGGTAGGGCTACTGCGGTGGCTCTACCCCACAATCTTTCAAGGGAGGTAAGTAATGAGCTACCCGATCGCAGACGAGTACGAACACGAAGGCATCGACGTGAAGCTCATCTACGACGAGACTCCTGGCAATCCCTACAAGGAATGGGATCAGGCTACGGAGCTTGTCGTGAGTCATCGACTCTCACGTGAGTACGACTTCGGGGCAGAAGTAAATGGCGATCTAGACGAGTATGCCTCTAGCACGATGCAGCGTTGGTTCACTCTCTTCTGGGACTGCAAGCGTGCGGTTCCCTTTCACATCTTGGACTACGGATCAGGCGGTACAGTCGCACGACTGATCGAACCGAGTGACGATCACGCCGATGGGTTCGTGCTACTGAAGCAGGAAGGTATCGATCGTACCGGCGTGCCCGAAAACGCATACGACGATGTAGTCAAGGGAGAGTTCAAGACGTTCGCTCACTACGTTGAGGGTGAGGTGTTCGGCTACATCGTCGCCGAGAATAGTCCCGAGGAAGATTCGTGTTGGGGCTACTACGGCATGGACGACGTGAAGGAAGCAGCGAACGAGGCAGCTGGGTACGCAGCGCAGGATCGTGCAGAGAGATTGCACAAGCTGCGCTATTACCGTCTCGATCCGACCGCACCCTACCCCATCACACAGGGAGGCTGACATGGAACTGAAGACAAGAGAGAAGGCGTACGTCACCATGTGCGCACGCCAGATGCACCCTGACATGGAGTTCGGGAAGCCGTCAGCAGAAGAGCGTGAGGTTACTAAACGGTATAACCTCATCGATCAGCTGGACGATCTGAAGCGTGTCACGTTGAACTTCGATCTGCCTGCCGACAGTGATTGGGCAGGGCCGGTCTCTACGACCTTCTCATGCACTGTGCAGGAGTGGGTTAGGAGTGAGGGCAAGTTCGTGATCGACAAGCAGGCGACCCTCTCGAAGATCAGGCGCTACACACGCATCCTAAAGGGCATGGGATGCCGGATCGAGAAGGACTTCAGCGAGCAGAACATGAAGGTCTATGCAACCTTCGAGTCGGGGCTGAAGATCACGGTCATGGCGAATCGTGAGGCAGTCTGCAAGAAGAAGGTTGTCGGCAAGGAGTGGGTCGCGCCGAGCGGTGGATACGAGCGCGAGATTGTCGAGTGGGACTGCGAACCTGTGTCCATCCTCGCTGCGGGTGATGAGTAATGACAGTCGATGAGGTTCTAGACGAAGCGATGAAGCATCCGGGAGTGAAATTCCCCAAGGGGAGCTTCACGACCATCGAGCTTCGACATCGAATCATCGAACGCTCATTGCCTCTCGTCGTGAAGACGGTGGATCGTACGATCTACGTTGTCAACACGGAACGTATCGTCGGCCTAAAGACAGGAGCATCATGAGAACGCGGATCAACGAGCGCAAGATGACTAATCAGCTTGCGGCTTCAATCGATGCGAGCCGAACAAAGGAGTGGCTGAATCCGATCGCCATGTCACAGCTTCAGGCTGCGGTCAAGGCGAAGAAGAAGAGCGTGACTCTACAGAGTGGCACGTTCATCATCACGTACGGTCACATGTTTCGATCGCAGGTTCTCGACACTGTGACGGAGTGTGTGCACCTCTCACCCGAGAGGGGCTTCAGTCCCTGTGGGTACATCAGCTTGAAGAAGATCAAGGACTTCAAGTTCGAGGACGGTGAGTGATGAAGGCATCGGGTACGAAGCTACTGATCAAGAGCGTCGACTTTCAGCTGGGGGGTGAGGTCGAGTACCAAGACTTTACAGGGCGCATGATGCTCAGCATCGACAACCATACATGGATGAAGTTGGGCAGGCCCGAGGAACTACATATCTGTGCAACAACCGCACCGATCACCGAATTTCTGAAGACGGTCGATGGAGTGGAGGTTGTGTGATGACCGACCGACAGATCAAGGACGCACTGCGGGGTGCACGATTCATCGACATCGAGACCAACTCCGACAACAATGCAGCATCGATTCGATTCGATCTAGTGGAATCGACGTTGGAGTTGAAGGTCGACATCATCGAGAACTACCCGCCTCACTTCGAGTTCACGATCAGGAAGCGATGACATGGACTGGATGGAATCCATCGACAAGGCAACATTCGATAGAGAGGCAGCACCACGCAACAAGAAGGTGGTGACGTTCGAGCCGCGCACACGAACGACGTGGGTCGAGCTTCCGTACTCTCTGGGATTCTGTGAGGTACCGGCGCACGACGAGGTGATGAAGACACTGACACCTGAGCAGAAGGTGTATCGTGACAAGTACCCGACCCGATGGGTCATCGACATCAACGGCGTTAAGGTATGCCGAGACTGTTTCTTAGCGGAGGCTGACAAAGATGACACCCGATCAACTGATTGACGAACTTGCGAGACCGACGTTCGTGCTACGCATGGCGAGGGCGCTCGAAAATAATCGACTCGCACCTCATACGAAACCGGCAATGGTGAAGTCGGCACGAACGCGGGCAGCGCAAGCTCGCATCGACATCGACTTGATCGTGGAGAGATACATCACACAGAAGAGACAGGCTCATGGTTCAGCATCCTGATCCCAAGCTCTTCCAGCACATCGTCAGTCTCTACAAAGTCTTGTCGGCCACGGCGGTCGACGGGGTGTGGGAGGGTAGCCAACGTGAGGCGTTCGATGCGTTGGGTCTCTCACAGTCGTACAACGCAACCCTCTACCGGGCACTGCGGGAGCTTGGTTGTGTCGAAGTGTTGTTCCGTGGGCATGGGCCACAGAAGAGTCGCCTACGACTCATCAGCGAACCACAGATCGAATCGTTTATCGTGTGGAATCGCAACCAGAAGCCCTTGACATCACGTACAACACTGCGTAACATAGAAGAGCGTCTAGCAGCGGTCGAGAGATTGTTGCCACAGGGAGTGTCGCTCCCCAACTGGATAGTCTCAGTCGAAGAGCGATTGTCGGCAGTCGAGAAGGAGAGAGATGGCAAGACGAAGAAGGACGGTCGACAGTAAGGCCGACAGCGGTACGGATGCCGTTGTCGAGACATCGAACGGAGGAGAGAACATGTCGGAGACGGCACAGGAGAATCTGTTCACCGAGCCGATGACCGCAGAAGAGTGGTCGTCGGAGGGTGGCGGTGGGTCGGCGGCACGCGGCCAGTACACGAAGGTGCTCACCTTCATCCGTGACAGCGGCAAGCGGTATCACCGCATCCCGCTCGATCGTGGCCCGTTCGCAGGAAAGAAGTCGGCTTCGGTCGGCACCGCCCTGAAGAACGCGCAGCGTGCGAAGAACGCGCCCGAGGGCATCGGTGAGGACGTGATCAAGGTCACGGCTCGCAGTGCCAACGAAGAGAAGGGCGTTACCGGCGCAATCTACGTCGAGAACACGGCAGTCGAGGACGGCGCGTCCGAGTAACACGCAACAACGTTATGTGCTGATCCTTCGGGATCAGCATGCAGAGTACGGGGTTCGGTTGGTACTCCCATACACCCACCGGTCACGTTCCCCCGTGAAGCTCCGTACTCTGCATGGTGATCCCGATGAATCCAAAGTGGATGAACAAGTACAATATCCGTCAGGAGTTCCTGTCGTTCTTCGAGAACGAGCAGGATTACGTCGATGCGATGTTCACGCAGATCGTGATGTTCAACTTCGGTGAGTTCATCGACGCATCGATGATGCTGACCGATCAAGAGTTAGTGTGCGCTCGCGAACTGGCAGATCGCGAGGAAGATGGGTAGTGCGCCAGGAACTACCCACCGCAAACTCGTAGCTAGGTGATATCCTTCACAGGACTTGCCGTATAAACGTAGGCGGCGCACACTAACCATGAATCTCATCCCTCGTATCTTCGGTGCCCACGGACAGATTGTCGTGGGTATCCTGCTGTTCCTGATCGGTACGGTCTTCTGGATCGTCGGCATCTTCAAGATTCCAAACGCGGCAGCATGGGCGTGGGCATGGAGCGCAGAGGTCTACATCTTCCATGCAAGCATGCTCGCGCTGGTGATCGGTGGGTACAACATCATCGCCACCGCACTAGGCTACCGAGCTACGGAACGGGTGGAAGAAGTAATCGTAGAGAACATCGAGAACGTAGACATCGATGTCAAAAGTTAGGGTACTCGTGTTCGCCGTCCTCTGGTTCTGTACAATCGCACTAATCGTATTCCTTCTCAACGTAGCTGAATGAGTAATAGCATGATCGGTAAACAGCTTGCGCAGCCGAGAGGAAACCGCAGCCTCTGATGCTATTACTCATTGAGCTACGTTAGACAGACCGAGCTTGATCCGAAGCGAGCGAACGGGGCTAACGTAGCTCAATGCATGCAAACTACCAAGGGAGGTAGCATGCGTAACGAAGCGTGGCAACGCGCCCTCGATGTACAGATGGACTACCATAAGTGGTGTTCAGGTGATGGGGGCAAGCTATACAACTACTTCTTCTTCGAGGATATACTGAAGAAGGCCGCAGAGGGATTCTCGAATCCTCCCGATATCAAAGAGGAGGATGTCGAGAAAGGATGTCGCATTCTCACGTATCAGTTGGTAGATACTCTCTGGCAAGCCGACACGATGTTTGTTACGTCGGACATGTTGCATCTGATGATGCAAGCAGCAGAGGATTTGCCGGATGATGCGGTCGTGGACGATCACATCTTCGTCACGAAGACGGGCTTCATGCTTCTAGAAGAGCCAATCGTCGGCACTGATCGCCACGGAGATACCGTGATGATCGATGCACTCACATGGTTTGTAGAGCGTGTGCGTTACGGCGGGGACTCTGAGCCAACCGAGAGTCTGATTCTCTACATGCTGGTCGATCCCGGCCACACAGAGGATGCGTGGAATCTACCGTTCCGAGAGATTGTGACTCGATGGAACATCGGAGTACCACCTCTCACATTGCAGCACTTCTACCCGATCCGCATCGGGAACAACGTGCCTATCCTAAAGGATGAGAGAGCCGAACCTGGCCGAGAGATTGTTGCGCAAGCGATGCGTCTGTTCGTCGCGATGAACCTGATCGCACAGCAGAAGATCGGTGAGCCGGTGATACTCAATCCGGACAGAGCACAGCGTAAACGTGCGCAACGGTACTTCCACGGAGACGAGCGATTGATCACACTGATCACACTTCGTAGGAAGAACGTCAAACATGACAACGAGGAACCGCAGAAGGTCGAATGGTCACGTCGATGGGCAGTTCGTGGACACTGGCGCAAGCAGTGGTATCCGAAGTCACAGACGCACGATTATGTGTACATCCACGAGTACATCAAAGGCCCAGAGGACAAACCGTTCATCGCGTCAGAACGACGCATCTTCGATTTCAGGAGGTAGGCGCGAGTACGTCTGATCACAAAGCGTAGAAACTGTGCAGAATCCGGGGTTGACAAGCCCCGCACAGTGCTGCTACCGTCAGGCATACAGCCTCCCTTGGCTGACAGAAGCGGGAGAGAGCGCGGCCCCTCATCCTCGACGTGAGGGAGGCCAACCTCTCTCCCGTTTCTCATTCTGTAAACGGACAAGGAGATGGACTCATCAACGTCATGCGACTCATCCTACTCGTAGCTGCCGTCACGCTACTCGCAGGAACAGCTACCGCAGACGCAAGAGAAGCATCAGCACTTCAGCATTCAACACACGTACTGACGTTCTTCTCCAACCATTCGTGGTTGGTCGCACCGAATCAGAAGAAGTGTTGGGATGTGCCCTGGCAGAAGTCGTGCCGTATAGGTCGTGAGCTTGTCCACAAGCACACAGATCGTATCGACAAGTACGAGCGCACGATTCCGAACACGGACAACTGGACGAGGGCGATGCGCTATGCGCAGCGGCCATTCCCAGGGACACACGGCTGGCTCAGCTTCATCTCGGATAGAGAGTGTAGAGCCTGTTACACGGTACCCGGAGGGTTCGTCTGCAACTACCAGGGGTCAGGAGCGTGCGGCCCGATGCAGTTCATGTCCGGTACGTTCTATGGACATGCAGATGATGCCCGAGCACACCTTGCACGACATGGATATATCGTTTCGAGCGAAGTGTGGGCTTGGCAGAATCCTCTAGGTCAGGCATTGACCGCTGCATACATGCGGTATACCGGACAAGACGGATGCCATTGGTGTCTGTAACTAGATAGGAGAGAATCATGTGGGGCAGACTGCTCTGCTCAATAGGGCTACATCGTTGGGAGTTCCGAGAGGAACAAAAGTACCAGGCACGCACAGATGGTGTGCAAGTTTGTTGGGGTTCGATTACCTATGGACGGTGCAAGAGACGGTGTAGTACCTTTATCGATTGGCGTGCAGTCAACATCGACCGAATCGGTAAGTGGTAGCAGTCGCCCCACTCGAAGAGTACTGCCCCTCCTGTGGGGAGTGGGTGTCGTACCTTCACTTCGACCACGACAACGGATGGTGCAATCAGTGCGTCGGTTCGAGCGACGACCAACTAAGGTGTACTCGATGTGGGGATGTACTCCCCGCGCAACATGGCCGATCTATGTGCCACAACTGTCGGCAAGAGCGATGGTTGGAACGCTACATGGACGAGCTAGAATATCTCATCGTTGCGAAGGGTATGTCCGTGCATCAGGCACGCATGACCATCGTGAAGATGGTGCGTCCGATCTGTCACGCCTGCAATAAACCGATCAAGGGTGGGCGAGAGGGCGCACTGTTTCACAAATCAAATGATTACAAGTCGTGCCACGCTGCTTACGGTAGGTACGTGCGGCTTCGCAAGTCCGGCTTGACAGAGCGTGATGCTCTTGATAGAATCAAGACTCGTGTGCGGGACGGTAGGTACCCTAACCAAAGGGCCGAGTAGCCTATCTAACCCATGCATGAGGGGTGCTAGGACGCGCCCTGCAAGTGAACGAGGCGAGGGTAGGGTGTTTGCAGGCACCCTACCCTCATTATCCAAGGGAGGGTGATGACACCCGCAGACTTCATTGAGTCCGTGATCAACAAGGACGAGGTATTCAAGCCTCGCGTGTGGCAGGATCGAGACCTGAACTTTCTCGCTCCAATGCCAGCTTCTGCAAACTGGTCACAGATGGGGTGCTTCAAGACATCGACTGCGCTCTGGCTGTTGCAGCGCAAGAAGGTCAAGAACACTCTCATCATCACGTCGAAGGTCGGGAAGGGGTCATACTTCTCCGACTTCTACAAGTGCGTGCCGGAATCGTGGGAGTTGTACAACCTCAACATCCATGATCTGACGCTCCGTGTCAACGACTTCGAGAAGAAGGTCGACATGGATAAGAAGATCAACACGATCCGATCGGGCAAGCACAATCACCCGATGGTATTCCTGGCACACTACGACGTGTTCACCACCTCAGCGAACAACTCGTCGCGCAAGAAGAACGACGGTGGTCTCGGCATCCTCGACAAGCTACGGCAGATCGAATGGGACATGATCCTAGTCGATGAATGCCATCGCTTGAAGAACCCGAATGCACAGTGGACGATCAACATCAAGAAGATGAAGGCGAAGAACCGGCACGTGATGTCGGGTACCGCATTCATCAACAATCCCGCAGAACTGTGGAGCATCCTCCACTTCCTTGATCCTACAAAGTGGCCTTCGTACTGGAAGTTCCGTGGTCACTTCTGCGACGAGTACGTCGACATGCGTGGGTATCGCGTGATCCGAGGAATCAAGCCGGGTCACGTCAACGAGTTCCGTGAGCTACGGAAGAAGCTTGGCCCACGGCACACGATGGCTGAGGTTCACAAGTCGATCGAGAAACCAATCGACACAGTGAAGGAAGTCGAGTTGAACACGGTGCAGCGGAAGATGTTCAACGACATCAAGACGACGCTTCAGTCGATGGATCAGAAGGGCGACACGTTCGCCTCACCCAACGTATTGAGTCAGTTGAATCGACTGCGGCAGATCACAGTGGCTACGCCCGACGTGATCAGTAAGCAGTACAACCAACAGCAGAACAGGCTGGTCACGGAAATCAAGCTGATCGAACCATCATCGAAGCTCGATGTTGTGATGGACTTGATCGGTGAGCTAGACGAGCCTGAGCAGAAGGTCGTCGTCTTCTCGAACTTCAAAGACCCGATCGAGCTTCTGAAGAAGAGACTAGAGAAGAAGCACATCGGGCACGTGCATCTACAACAGCATCACAGTGAGAACGAGCGGTATCGTCTGTGGCATGACGAGTTCCGCAAGCCCGACAAGAAGGTGTTCCTGTCGACGCTAGCTCTCGGTGGAGAATCGATTAACCTCACCTGTGCGCAGTACCTGATCTTCCTCGATAAGTCGTGGAGTCCGAAGGACATGATGCAGGGAATCGGTCGTGTCTACCGACCGGGACAGCAGGGTGCAGTCGAGGTGATCAACATCAACGCGAAGAACACGACTGACGCATACGTCGCATCCCGTCTCGTTATCAAGGAGAAGTGGTTCGATCAAATCTTCGGGCCTGATGCCTGATGGGAATGCGTGCCGAGTCGGACGGAAGCAGGTACACGACGATGGCTGAGTACAAGGTCTTCTTCGAGGAAACAGGCGAAGAGAGGATCGTGACGCATCTGTGTCGGCGCTGTAAGGAGCGAACACGTTTTCCTTTCACTATCCGGGAAGCGCCTCTGGTCAGTCCACGCGGTGTTGGGCATGATCAGCACGACGTGTACGACGACCGCACACTGTGCGGCAAGGATGCAACAGGAGAGAGATGGTGGTGGCGACTATGAATGACGAAGCAGGCGCATCGGGCGATCCCGAATGGAGAGGACGAGAGATGCAACGAATTAGGAACACTGACCTGGACATCGTGCGGGAGGCGCTGACGAAGGTGCTCCGCCTCGACATGACGCAGTTACCGATTACGCCGAGCGAGATACACGACGGCATCTCCGCGCTCGACCGGGTGGAGGCCACGCTCGCGGAAACGAAGATGCGCGAACGGGCAAACGCGGACGCATTCGAGGACGCTTCACGTCGTCTAGAGGCTGCGGAGGCCAGGCTCGCCACGGTCACGCACGAACGGGCAGGGTATCTCCGCGACTTCCTAACAGCACGTATGCGCGCCGAGGCTGCGGAGGCGAGGCTCGCGCAGACAGAACGAGAACGCGACAAGTTCGATGACGAGGCCGAACGGTTGGGCGTAGCGAAAGAGGAGTGGAGACGGCAGGCCGAGGATGCGGCGGCCAGGCTCGCCACGGTCACGGCCGAACGGGACGACCTCTACGAAGCGAACTGGCCGTTCGAGTGGGTGATCGCTTCTCGCGAGAAGAAGCGCCGTGAGGCTGCGGAGGCCACGCTCGCGGAGACAGAACGAGAACGCGAGAACTACGCGACCGCGCTAGGGCAGATTCGCAGCATCGACGTTACGGATGTGGACGAGACAGCCGCCTCGCTGCGAACGATCCTCGCAGAGTGTCACCGTATTGCGACGAACGCATTGCTGACAGGCGTGGTCGCACCTGACCTACGCGCTCGCGCCGAGGCTGCGGAGGCG